TAAGTACCCGGAGAAATACCTTCTGTTGGAGTGAAATGGTAAAACCCTGACGAGTAGTAGCCGTTAGCTCCCAACTTTGGGATACGAGCACCGTCAAACACACCCGACGTAACTTTTGCAGCGTCCAAACTAGGAATGTCAGCAGCAGCCAACGAATAGTTCCGCCAAGTGCTGTTTGAATTGTTGTACGCCAACAACTGATTAGCACCAGGGCTGCTAATTGAAACGTCGTGCAGTTCGTCCAGCTCATGTCCGTTTGTCACCATCACAAACAGTTCGCCGTTTGTGGCGTGCGAACGAACACAAAAACCAATCAACACACCATGATTCGGTGCAGTGGGTCGGGTAGAAGTCATGCCGCCAGCAGTAGACGCCGACAACCAAACCGCAGCACCTTCCGTCAACGACAACGTATTCAAATTACGAACGAGGCCATACGTCGCAACAAAACCGTTGTTGTTGTTGTTCATTGCTTCCAACACAACGCCAAACGTGTTTGTTGCTGTTGCCTCAGCATCAGCCTTAGCTTTTGCAACCGTCACCTTCGTACCAGACGACCCCTTCACATAGACCGCTTCGCCAACAGCCAACGACGAACCATGATCGTTCGTCACTTCCTGCACCAAAATTTGGCCCAAACGGATAGTGACATTGGTGTCCAGTCCAAGGTTGAGTGTCTGGTCGGCACCGTTCCACCGCAACTGGCCGACCGCATCCGTAACACTGGCAGCGGTATCAAACTGCACCAAATCAGCAGTCACATCTACCAGGTCAACAGTGTCAGTCCATTCGGGTAGACCGCCGGCACCGATCTGCAACACATCGTTGACCGTCGCAGCCGAATAGTTCGGTAGATCAAACTGCTGACCAGCAGCCAACGTCGTCGCCCAAATACCCGCGCCATCCAAACAAACAAAACTGACAGCCGAATTTGCATCAATCGAATACGTCCCAACAGCACCATTGATAAGGCTGCTGTCCTCGACATCAACATCAACACCACCCAACGCCGACGCAGCAACGACATACGTCCTACCGCTGTAATCAACATCAGGTGTCGGCAACGTAATCAGATCGCCACCAGAACCCGCATACAACACAGTGCCAGGGCTGTAACCCAACGCAGCAATATCAGCGCTCCCAGTCACCAAATGAATATCAACAGGCTGATACTGCTTGTGGTCGTCATCAGCCAACCCAGTCAACGCACCGTGGTCAGACGTACCACCGCCACCACCAGACTGAATACGCAACCAACGATTCGTACCAGCAGCCTCAACCACCAACGAATCCCACTGGTTCAACAAATTGACAGACGTAACACCACTAATCGTGTCAGACCCCTGCACAATCACAGACACCGGATTGGCCGAGCTGTCAATCTTGACAACCGTGACCTCACTCTTCAGTGTCCTCGTTGCCGCAAGCGGCAACGTAACAATCAGAGGATTGTCCGTCGAAGCATCAGCCGCAATAACAGCATCATTGATACCGACTACATAGTCGGACGTAACAACGGCCTGACCATCCGGCGTTTCAGGACCGTAAATGAGCGCAATGCGCCTACTCATTTACGTCGTCCAAAGAAGATGAACCGATGCCGTAGTCCCCGCACCAGTCACCGCAAACAACATGTCAGCAGTCAAATCAACCGTGATCGACTGGTTCTGCGACAACTGAAACCCATTCGTAGACGAAACATCAGCGCCACCCAAATACGCCGCATCAGTCGAAGTGTTCTTCACCAACACCGACTGCGGCTTAGGAAACGAACCAGCAAACAACCTGTTGTCAATCACCGTCGCAGCAGTCACCGCAGCACCAGGAGCAGCAGACGCAGTAAACGAAACACCCGGCTCCACAGACACAATCGTCGTACCGTTCGTCCAGTTCGTCCCCGTCACCAAACGTCCAACCCACTCGTCAGTAGCCGAGGTGTACGGCACCACCGCAGTCGAAGTCGAACCAAACGTGATAGCCGACGCCGCCGAACGCGGAGCAAGCACCGTCAACTTCTCAGTCACAGTTACCTGAGCAGACTTCATAACAACCCCTAACTCGTCCTACCCGCCGCAGCTCGAGCACCAGGCGGCTCCCCAAGCGTACCATTTGCAGCCTTCATCTCCCGCACCCTGTCAACAACCATCTGCCAGTTCGGGAAATCATGGGCCTGCAACACAGCCTCTTCATCAATTGCACCCATAGCAAACAACGTGTCAGCCTCAGCCATACGAGCAGACCGAGAAGTCGTAATGCTCGACCCAGCCTGAACCTGCAACTGGAACCTGATAGGCAACGTCCCCTGCTCAGTCGGAACATAAAAATGTTTCCCACCCAAAGCCTGAACCAACTGTCCACCAGACGGACCAGCCACCAACGCAACCACCCGAGGCTCGTCATAAAACTCGGCAATCAACGCTGCACACTTCTCACCAGCGCCCTTCATCGCAAACTCCAAATTGCGTAGCGCCAACCTGGTACGAACAAACGCCGCTTCCTGCACCGAATCCAACACACCCTGAGCATTCCGCCCAGTCGGAGTCGCCCCACGCACAATCGCAGACAACCCACTAATCCGCTCAATCTCACCAACATAAAAATTGACAAGCTGCATAGCCATCTGCGGCTGCATCTGAGGCGGATTCATCCACTCCACCCGAGTACCCGAATTCACCGTCAAACGCTGACCAGGCTTATTCGTAATCCTTGTCCGCTGCAAACCAGACCGAGAATCCTCCAACAACACCGGATTACCAACCAACCAAATGTTGTGCTCCATAGCAGACAACAACCTGTTGATGCTTTTTTGAATCGGAGCCAAAAACTCGACCAGCGCCATACCCCAAAACTCGCCAGTCTCAATCGGCACATAACGGTCATACGGATGCTGCCCATGACCCCACAACGAAGTAGCCGGCCCCTCCAACAACACCGTGTTCCCCGTCACGATGCACACATACCACTCGTTCTCATCGTCCTTAGTCCAAGCCTCAATCACAAAATGGGTTTCAGACTCAACATCCCTACCCTTGTGACGGCCCTGACCCGGCAACCCATACTCCATCCCGCCACCAGTACCACTGATCGGCCCAGGATTAGCCTTCGGCGGGCGAGCACCAGACCCCGAATCCATCAACGTCGGAGCACGATCAAAGTCATCAGTGCCACCAGCACCAACCTTTTCACACGCCCCAGGAAAACGAGATTCCAACTCGTCCTCAGACAGCTCATACACCTCAATGTAAAAACGGCCATCCCGCATATCAGACGCAGACGGGTCCGGGTAAAACCAAAACGGGTCCACCCGCCGCATCTTCACATCACCAAGACCATCAGCAAGTTCCGTATCCCAAACAACCTTGCTGATACCAGTCCCATACACCTTGCCGTCCCACAAAATCTTCTGAAGTTCGGCATCAAAATTGTTCTGGAACCACGCAGACCGCAAACAAATCCGCAAATCGTTAGCAACCTGCGCCAACTGCGCCGAATACGGCCCATTCGGATCAGCCAACGGCACAACATCAAACGAAGGCTGAACATCCGTTTCCCACGCCACCAACGCATTGATCGTCGGCCAAATCTCCGCAATTTTCGGAGAAGGAACCCACGCCTGACGGTTCGGCTGCCACACCCGATTGTGTGTGATTTCATAATTGTCAATCCAACGATCCAACATTGGACGACGGTGATCCCTGGCCTTGTAAAACAGCCGGCGAACCTTGGCTACCTTCTCAAAATCAACTCGAGGACCACGAAAACCACTCTCAGACTCATCCTTATCGGACTCGTCGTCAGAGTATTCAGACCCTTCAACCGACTCTTCGTAAGCCATCACACCAAGATACACAACTATTTGATCGTGTCAGCAACATCTGCCGCAGACTTCATCACATAACTGTGCTCAATGCCGGTCTTCTCACTCATCTCATCAGACTTCGACTTCAAAGCTTCAGACAACTCACGCTTTGAATGAATCCGCTTACCCACACTCGGGTTGAAATGATCCGGCCAAACCGGATTTATCTTCGGATTGTCCCTCCGATAATCCCGCTTCACGTTCTCACAGCCACAAACCGGACACCAAACAACGTCACGGTCCTCGTCAACGTTCGCAACAATCTGAAAACCAGACTGGCACGCCTGACACTTGTACGAATAAATCATTCCTGCTCCCACAACCTCAACACAGGAACACAAGTCTCACCAAACTCGTCGTACTCTTCCATTTCCTCATCGGTCATGGGCACACCATCATGCATGTCGCACACAGGCATCGTACAAAACCCCTTCTCGACGCCATACATGATCCACTCAGCTTGGTTCACTGCTCTTCCCTCTCAGGCATAATCAACTGTGTCTCCGGGCTGTCCCCAGGACGCAACGGTGTAGGAGTATCACCATACGCCATAATCGGCCCGTCCAACACATGACAGGTCAAAGCGATAGCAAACGCCATCACCGTGTCGTCATGCGCCTCACCATCAGCGTTGCCATACCCACCATTCTGCAACGTCACAAAATTCGACATCTCGTCAAACGTCTTCGCATGATGCACCGTCAACGACCCATCCATCACACCCTTCAACAACCAACCAACCGCCAAATGCTTCGACTGCATCGTCGTTGACCACCCGTACTGCTCACCACTGAACTTGCCAGGAGTCGAATCCGGTCGAGCCTTCCGATAAATCTTCGGATACTCCATACCCAACAACTTGCCAATCGACGCATACCCCGGACCCTCAATCTCACAAGTCACAAGAGCCTCGTTGTAATACAACCCCAGCTTGAACAGTTCCTCGGCAAACGTGCCAGGGTCCACACGGCCACGCCACACAGCAACCTGCTCAAGCGTGCGACGGTTCAACACCTGTGCCACCGCATAATCACCAAACGTTGAATGCGTCGGATCACCAGCCACCACATACTGACCCCAATCGTTGTCAGCCGGCGCCCGAAACAACGTCAACGGACCATTCGACGCAGGCTTGAACTCCACATCCGTACCGTTACGAACCAACACACCCTTCACACCATCCATCGGCTCATACACAGCACGCAACCGTTCCAACGGAAACACATTCGTACCCGACGAAATAAACGCCTCTTCCGGCGTAGCTGGATACTCCTGCATGAACAACAACTCGTCGTTCTGACACAAATTACGAACAGCCCACCGACGCCACATCAAACGATCCTGCAACTCGTCCGCAGGAATCATCTTTGCCAACAACTTTTCCGCAGACGACAACTGCCCAAGATCAGCCGGCGGCAACCCCACATACGACGCCCGGTACTCGTAATGCTTCCACCACGGAAAAAACAACGGAATGAACTCAGACTCCCCGTTCTCCGCCCGCTTCCATTCCTGGTGAAAGTAATTACCGACACCATTCGCAGTTGATTCCAAAATGATCGCAGTACCAGGCGCATTCGGAATGGTCTGACGCAAACCACCCATTGCCAACTCAGGCTCAGGCCAAAACGCAACTTCCGACCCATGCACAAAATGAATTGTCGCAGACCGACCCACCGCTTTATTGCCCGCAGTAGCCACCTTGATCTGTGAACCAGTTTCAATCCACCCAAGATCGTTCTTGCTGTACGTCTTCGGGGTGTAAAGCGATTTGAACGGATAGTTGTCCCAATAACGGTGAGTCATTGCCAACAAGTTCTGTGACGCCGGAATCTCATGGGCAATCACCAAACCGCGATAACCCTCAAACAGAAACGCCATCTGAAACAACAGTGCTTCAGTAACCGTAGACATACCCAACTGGCGGGCCTTCAAAATGATCACCCTGATACGACCAGTGGTCTGCAACTGGTGCTCGACAGTTTCAATGAACTGTCGCTGCGCCCAATTCAGCTCGAGGTTCCGCAACTCAAGATTCTTCGTCTGAATCTTCAGACGTTCCAACATTGGCTCAAGAAGCATCAGAAGCCTTCTTCTTTGCCGCAGCCTTCTTCGCAGGAGCTTTCTTAGCCGGAACCTTCTTAGCCGGCACAGCCTTCACCTCGACCACATCAGCCGGAATCGAAAACAACCCCTGACGAACCTCGTCATGCAACGACAACAACTCCTGGCGAACAGCCAACAACTCTTCATCAACCTGTTCGCCATCCTGCACAACACGCATCAACGCAGGCACAGCAGTACGCAACAACTGTTGCTTCGCAGCAGGAGTCGCATTGTCAATCTGCCACTCAATCTCATCCAACATCTTGTGAACCAGACGATGAACCCGGCCACGAATCTCGTCAGAATCACCAGCAGCAGCAACCAGTGCAGCAATCTCATCCACGGCGCTGCCGCCGCTTCACAATCACCTTCACCATTACTCCCTGCAAATCAGTAAACGGAAACGCGTCGTACTTCGCTTCGACAGGGACACCCAACGTCAGCAACAAATCGCCTTCCTTGTTGCCAGTCGTGAACGACTTGAAATACGCATCGAACTCGATTTCGTCATCAGACATTTTCGTCCTCCAACCACGGCAGCAACGACTCGCCCGGACGTAGCACTGTGATGCGGTCACGGTCTTCGTCGGGCAACGCAAACTCTGTCGGGTCCACTGCACGCCAACCGACGTTGGCTACGCCACCGTCGTCCATCGTTTCAGGCTCAAACCAATCTGGCGGCTGCGCCGCAGTGTTCATTGGTTGCAGCACTTTGTTGATCGTTTCGATCATGCGAATGGCGATAAAGCCAATGACTCCAAAGAGAAC